CCACCGTATCGCGTCAATCATCAGCGATACCTTCGACCTCTCATCCCACGCTACATCGAGGCCTGTAGCGTATCGGGCAGGGTCAGGTGGGTCTGCCTCCAGCAACTTTTCCTTTGTCGCCTCTACCCATCTGTCGGCGCAGACTTTGAGTATCATTGTCTCCTCAGATGGGTTCTTTCGCTTTAACGCGTGCTGGTAACACTGCGTTTTCCATTCACTGGGTGTTCCGCGCCTAGCGCGCGGTTTAGAAAACCCCTGTTCACGGAGCCGTTCCACTCTACAGCGGATAGCGACAATCTCTTCCTCGCGAGACAAATCGTACCCATCCGGCATGGGTACTACGGGGAAGGGATTGGTGGGTTTAGGTCGTCCCGAGGGGACGGAGCAAAGAGCGTGACGGAACTCTCTTTTAAAGAGAACGGACCAGAAAGACGGGGGAAGAGGTCCGTGCAACTTGCGTTCCGCATTCTTGACAACGCCTACCCAATCAATCAGCATGGAGTAGAACGTCTTTCGCTTAACAACAGAATCCGCGAGAAAACCGATCGGATCTGTAACTTCGCTCCTCTTAATGAGGACGCCCACATTCGTTTTCTTCTGCTTCCTCCCATATTTAAACGCGCATGAATTGATTTCCGCGTATATGGGAGATACCATCGTTTTCTCCTTATTGACCACTAGTCCTACACGAGACCCATGGGCAAGGATACCGGCAAGTATATCGCGAGAGTTGTCGAACTCGCGATAAAGCAGATCATCGCCGTTGATGAGACAGCGATGAACCCGGAATTGCTTCCAGGAGATTTTCCCCGCGGACGCCATGTCCGCAACAGCCAAGTCAACCACTACTTTGTTTACCAAACAAAGTAAAGGGAAGCTCATCATGCTACCCATCGGCTGCCCTGAGACAGCAACCCTATCCTCGTCAAAGAGGTCTAGATTTCCAAGGACATCTAGCGCCTCTGACTCCTGGGTCGTTAACCTGGCCGCTTTGGCCTTTAGGACTTCAATGGAAGCACGGACGTACTCTAGTCGGATATTATCAGTGGCAGACTGATAATCCACGGATACGAACGGCCCGTCTCCATTTAGTGAAGCGACTAACTCATCGGTGGGGCTACCGACAAGAAGCCATCCCTCCTTTCGAAGCGTGTTATACAGCGCATGGTGTAGACGGTACAACCTCGCAGAGTTGCCACCCCCATAGAGAGTCACAACACGAGGCTTCCCGGCACTCCAGACCTGGGTGGCCCGACAGCGCGTAGAGAACGCCTGATCGGTCCAGTTACCACCCTGCGCACGTGAAGTATAACACGTTGCATTTCCGTTCGGGACAAACGGATAATCCTTCCGGTCCCATCCTAGCGGTACGAGTGCCGCTAGGGCCCTTTTGAAGAGCGCGACGTGGTCAGCGTCAACGCTTTCGGCTGCCTTGAACCGTTCTTCTTTCCAATCACTAAGCATTTTCTTTGACTGTTCCTCGCAGAACTTGCAGACGCCAGTCTCGAGCTTCTGGCTAGTCTTAATACTTAATTCCTGCACGAGTGAAAGTCCCTCGGCCGGGAAACATTGGCGTATTGCGGATCGAAGATGACCGCATCGAATACGCGGAGGTAAGGGACGAACCCTCTCCATTTCCTGGTCAACGGCAAGCACTCTTACCGCGGCCCTAGACACCCTCCCATGTCTAGCCATCATTTTACAGTCCTGATGTGTGTCTGGACCAACCTTTCCTTTGTTTATAGTGGCGTCCGGTTTTCCACTAGGCGATCTTGGGTTAACGTCAACGGCGACCAGGCACCCGCCCTGGCCTTGACGGCGCTTTCGAAGCAAAAGAGAACTCGAGACACACCCGAGAGAGAGAACGTATGGCGTGTCGAAAGGAAGGAAATACAATGGAACAGGCCATCGGGCCCTGTTAGTCTTTGTCATAATTCCTGTTGTCACCATTCGATTTTCTCTTTTAAGGGAACCGGTATTCAATTCGTTTTTATACTTTACCGCGACGCCGGTCGTCGCAAAGTTTTTCCTAGCAGGAGCAGGATGGGGGATGGGAACCACCATGTCGATGGCAACCCGTTGGGAGTACCGAAGTTACCGATAACGGCACCTGCCCGCGCGCGAGGCACAGTCGACAGGACTCCTACTTGGGGACCGATACTACTCGGCAATTGTGCCACAA